AATATTGGCATCAAACGTACCTTCAAGGAATGGGACAGTTACTTCTTGAAGCTAGGTATCAACCCTTTGAAGTTGAGCTCCGATGAGCTCCTTCCCGCGTGTGTGGTACCGAAGTTTGCAGCCTCCATGGCTCTGCATTTACGTGCTAAGCTAGGTCGGTTAGCCCCAAATGAAGCTAACATGTTGTTGGTTGAACGTGAGTATTTGCGCGTCGCACGTGGTATGCATGTGCGTGACGTGGATATCGTTTCACATCAACAGTTCGTGTTAAATGCTGTGTTTGGTGAGGACTTGCTTGATCACATTGCCCTGACACGTTCCCGTTTGCCAGCTTGGATGAAGTGGGCTTTCGATGTTCCATCATTGAATGCCCACCCACAAGCGTGCTGAGGGGGCCCAATCACTGTGCGCGGCTGCGACACGAAGGTAGACAATTCATTATTGAAGAGAGTCGCTACCGAATGTCGTGGTCAGTTGTGCGCGCGCAGGAATGGGATGCCACCGAAAACTCGTAGGTTTATTGCAGCCAGCGGGTTTGGCCCATCACACAACTTGGGTGTTTATAATTGCAACGTTGACACGGTACAGCGTGCGTTCGTCGAAAGATACTTCTTGTGTAAAGAGGGTGACAATTTCAGACCAGCGTTACCTGTCAACAAAAACGAATTTTCGAGTGCAGGTTTCACCGATTTCCGACGCATTGTCGTCGAAGATATGCCCAAACTGCCCCAGCTTACCCGTCAACAAGTTGTTGATTGCTATACTGGGTCCAAGCGTAGGGTGTATGAGTCAGCTCTGCAGAGTTTGGCACGTGAACCTCTCAACAAGACAGACGCGAGACTGTCGTCATTCGTGAAATTCGAAAAACAGGATGTACATAAGGCGCCCCGCGTCATTAATCCTCGTAGCCCACGATTCAACCTTGAGTTGGGTCGGTATCTTAAACATGCTGAACATCATTTCTTCCGTAGTATTAATAAGGCCTTCGGTGCCCGTACCCCGGCCACTGTTATCAAGGGGTTTAACTATGATGTTTCTGCATCAATACTCCGTGCTAAATGGGATCTGTTCAAGAACCCTGTAGCAGTCGGTCTTGATGCTAGCAAGTTTGACATGCATGTAAGTGTTGAAGCTTTAAAGTATGAACACAAATTTTACACCTCGCTGTTTCCTGGCTCACGGCGGTTGAAGAGAATGCTGAAATGGCAGCTCTTCAATGAGGGTGTCGCTTACACTGCTGATGGTACCGTAAAATTCAAGATGCACGGAACCCGTTCCTCAGGAGATTTGAACACCTCCTTAGGCAACTGCATAATCATGTGCGCAATGATACATGCCTACGCTGCTGAGCGTGGTGTTGTTGTGGAATTGTGTAATAATGGTGATGATTGTGTTGTCATAATGGAACGTGATGACCTGATTGGATTCAGTGGAGGTTTAGACGAGTGGTTTAGGAAGCGTGGGTTTGCTATGACCGTCGAGACGGCCG